TCGATTTGTCGCGCTTGCCGTTGGTAAGTTAAAAGTATGGGTATCGCTTGCGCTAGAAATTGCAAAGTCCGTTCCGCTTGTGCCAACGGTTAAATATTGCACTTGGCTAGTCAATCCATTTAATGCAGTCAAACCCGTGGTAAACGTGGTAATAACTTGGCAAAGGTGTCCGTTTTCAGTATGTAAAGTAATTGTTCGATTAGACGTATTAACGTAATACCTTAAGGCCAATCTATCCGTCAACGCTAATACTGTCTCGGGAACTGCAAGCGTAGTAAAATATGGATTTATGTTTGTGCCAAAAGCAATCAATTCAGGAGTTCCGCTACTTGTTGCAATTAATGTAAATGTTGTGCCATTATACTTGTAAAGCTCAACATAAAAAGTCGGCGACCCTCCTCCTGAATTAGCCGAAAAGTAAGTTTCTAAGTTCCAATTTCCAGCTGGAATAAGTAATTTATTCGGGTCGCCAGCATCTGTAATAAAATTGGCAATAGATCCGTTAGAGCTTGTCGTTATATCTGTTCCAGCGCCAAAAATTGGCGTTCTGTTAACTTCACGATAAGCAACTCCGCCGATTGTACCTTGCGAAACAGAGCCGTTTAAATAGTAACTAACCGAAGAGCCTCCGCCAGTAGTTGCTGGAAAGTCAGCCAAAGAGCCATCGCCTCGAATGTATTGCCCAACCGTGCCAGCGCCACCTAAAACTTGGCTTTCTGTAATAGACAAACCAGTTGAGGCCGTGGCAATGGTTACGGGTAAATGATTCTGACCGCTTCCACTTGGGTCGACTGGATTTTGTCCCTCGGAAACAACAAAGCCAGGAGAGGCTGGAGTTGAGCCAGACCTAACAACTTGAGCTCTAAATTTGCTAATACTTACGTCTTCCATTTATGTCGTTGGTTCTATTCCTAAATCGTAAAGCTCAATTCTCGCCGTTCCTTTTCTACAATCTAACTCGTAACTCATTAGCGCCCAATATCGTCCGTTAAACAAGAAACTTCTAAAAGGGTCGATTGGTCTTCGCTCAATTGTTGCTAAAACTCTGTAATTCGTTCGGCCTTTCAAGTTAGCTAATTCTTGCACGATAATATCTAGCAAAGGTAACTCTTCAACTCCATCTCTAGTCCAATCCGTAGAAACTGCGTTGTCAAAATCTAGCAATCTAATTGCCGAAACTGAGTTGCTCGTAATTGCGTCGCCAATGTATGTATTATAGTCGGGATGCACGTTGGCATAAGGTGAGCCAGTAACCGCTTTAACTCCTAGCTTAGACAAAGATAAGCCTTCCGTTTTCTCAATCTTTAGCGAGAGATTTTCATATCTTACAACGTATCTGTTTGCCGTTCCTCCGTTACAGATTAATTGATGCAATCTAATCTCTACCTCGCCGTCAACTGGGACTAAAACATTGTTTATTGCAATGCTATTCCAAACAGAGCCAGCCGTAACCGTAAATTCCATTACCGTACTCGTAGAAGTCCAAGCAAAGGTTGTAGCTCCAGTTCTTGACAAGTATTGGTTTCCAATCTTAATCATTAATCCAACGGCATGAGCGCCAGGAGTAACAGGATAACTTGTGCTAACTCTTTCGACCATGTATTGAAAGGTCAAAGAAATAGTATTAGCCGTCTCCTCTGCAATGGTAATGGCTCCTCCAGTTGTATTTGTGCTTGCCGAAATCCAAGACAAGTTAGGGTCATCTATTCCGTCCGTTGTGGTTGTTGTCCAAATTTGCACATACTCACCCCCCCCCGAAACGTATTGCACCAATGCAGTTGCACCACTTGGCACGCTTGAAGGCTGATTAGTCGGGATTGCCTTATGATATTCCCAAAGCTTTAGTTGATAAATCCCGTTATAAGTTGAGCCTACACCGTTTAAATTCCACTCCTCAATCGCAAACTTAGCATCAAATATTCCACCTTGGCTATTTACATCTAATACTCCAAGATTTAGATAAGAGTTAAATTCTGTAAATACTCTTCTTGCGGTCTCTTCAGGAGAGTTAATGTCCGCGTTTAGATCATCGCCGTTTACAATTGTACTTGTTGCCGTTAAACTTAAATCGGGCAAAAATTCATACATCTTATAAGATAACTTCCCTAACTCGGTCAATCTAACAACGTAAAATTGATTTTTCCACAAAAACACGCGGCAAAGAAAAGGGTTAACCATTCTTTTAATTGTATCTTCTAAATACAACTGTTCGTTTTCAATCCTTACGCCGTTGGTAAATTTAGCGTCTAGTCCATCTGTAAAGATTGCATTTTGTGGCACGTTAAATTGACGGAAAACGCTTTCGTCATAGTCCATCCTAGCCTCGTGGATTTCGCAACCAATAAAAACTGGTCTTTGCTCAACAAAAGATTGATTTAAGACTCCAACAACTGCGGACAAAGCTTGGGTTCTAGGGTCAGGCCAAGAGGTAAAATTTGAGCGTATAGAATCAAAACCTTTTAATCCATCAACCGCAGTAAAAGAGAAAAGCTTTGGGCCGCTCTTGTATGGAGATGTTATAAAGTCAGGTGCTATGTAACCGCTAAAGAAAGATTGTATGCCTTCAAATTGCAAATAGTTAATCCGACCTGTGCCAGTTGTTGCACCTATTACAAATGTGTTTTTTCCAAATGTAATGGCTTCAAAAGTTGCATTTGAAGCGGCTGGTATTGCAGTCCAATTTATTGCATTTGTAGAATAGGCTATTCTATTTGTTCCAGTATCATTTACCGCAACAAAATAGCCGTTTCCATAAGCTATTGACTCAGGAGAAAATGCTATTGAATTACTAATCCAAGTAAGTCCATCAATTGAATACCTTGAGCCAGTTGTAAATAGTCCATTAGCAAAAAGTATTGTTGTAGATGCAAAACCAGTTGCTTGTTCTGCCCAAGTTAGACCGTCATAAGAGGTAAAGGTTGTTCCGCCTGGTGAGCTATCTGAAACGGCAACCCATATTCCATTTCCATAAGCAACACCGCTAAAGGTAGGATTTACACTTGTTGTTCTTGATGTCCAAGTAATCCCATCTGGAGAAGTCATTATTCTATTAGTTCCAAACCTTGCAACTGCAACATATAATCCGTTACCATAAGATATAGCTTGAAACCACATAGCCTCGCTAGGAGTTCTAGCCGTCCAAGTTACACCGTCTAAAGATGTATGAATAAATGAGGTTGGGACACCACTAACATTAGCATAACCAACCGCAACGAATTTACCATTACCAAAAGTAACGTATTCAGAACCAAGATAACTTCCAATTGTCCAAGAAATACCATCGGACGAGTAGTAAAAGACACTGGAAACTCCAACAAATAACCCATTTCCAAAAGCTAATCCTCTAAAAAAGGCAGCTGGCGAAGCGGCTTGCCAATTTGTAATATTATTATTTACACTAATTTGATTTAAGGCAACTTTCCAAGTCCTATTACCACCAACTAGGAATTCGTTAAAATCGCCAGTCTCGCCAGCAATTGTAAAGTCAACCGAGGAGCCTATAATTGTCTCTAACGGGTCGTTTCCTGTATTACCCCAATTATATGTTATATCGTTTATCTGCAAAGGAGTAACCGCTCCTGAATAGCCAGTTCTGAAAATTTGCAAGTTCCAAACATTGCCTCCGTAATTGGTAGCATACCCCCCCTCATATTTTAGACCGTAGTCATTTACAGGAGCGTTTTGTCCTGTTAAAACAACGTATGCTTTAACATCCTCACTCGGCATCGTGTAACTAAAAGACAAGCTAGAAGACAAGAAAGTATTGCCTGGAGAGGTATACCACATGGCCGTATGATATCCCGACTCTGGAGCTACTGCAATTGTAAGCGAATCGCCTTCGGTGTAATATTCTAAAGGAGCAACGCCGTTAACCGTAATCGTGCCAAGACCTTCTCGAACGGAAAGCAATAATCTATAATCGTTAGCCATTAGCCTTTATTTATCTTGTTGTTTGCTTGTCCTAAAACATAAACCAAATCGTTTCCTCTTACCACAAACTCACCACTTACATCTCTGTTTTGAGCGAATAAGCCTCCTTGGGCGCCACCAGTAAATGTAGAACCTTGTGCAGCTGATCCTCCTCCAGCACCTCCGCCACCTCCGCCACCTCCACTTGCATTACCTTTCATTGTACTTCCAATTGCTCCTGATATTGCTACCAATGCAACTCCAGCAGCAATTGCTAAACCAGCTTTTGGGGCAGCTGTTAATGGGTCTGTAAATAAAGATTTAATTAATTTAGAATAAGCCAATCCAGCAACACCAAAGGCAATTAATTGCTTACCAAAATCACCAAGTAATTTTCCAACACTACCTAGCAATGATTTACCAACTGCTGAAAGTACATTTCCGCCAGTAGCCAAAGCCTCACCTAAAGATGTGCCTAAATCGGTAAATGCTTCATAAATATTTTGATCTAATATATCTGAAATCGCAAATGCAAAATCTGCAACCTTTTCCTCTAAACTTGGTAATTTATCAATTTGTAATGCTATTAAATCAACAAAATTTTGAAATGGACTTGGGGCAGCTGCTTCATCATCAAGTCCCTCAAATGTTGTTTTAATTTTTATTTCTTTATTTTCAAGACCTTTTATTCTTTCTCCAAACTCCAATGCGTTTTGAGAAGTTTTAACTATTTCTTTATTTGCTTCAAAAGAAGCTTTTTCAAGTTGATAAACAGAGAATGTATATTGATCCCATGCATTATCGCCAGTTACAACAGGTATAATTGGCTCTTTATTTGTACTTAAAACTTTTAATATTTGCTTTTCGTATTCTTTACTTGAAAATGTTAATTTATCTGTTAATGCTCTAGCACTTTCTTGTCGCAAATTGTATTCGTCCCAACCTTCAGAATATTTTTTTAGTTTCTCTTTATTTTCATCAATTCCTTTACCAGATTGTTTAACAAAATTTGCCCCTTTTGAACTTTCATTTACAATTTGAGATTCAATAAATAATTGCTCTTTTATAATTTTATTTCTTTGATCTGCACTTTTTAATTGTTCCTTAATCAATTTATCGATATTCATCTGAATAATCAATGCGTCATCATTCTCCGCAGTAAATTGACCAGCAACTCTAGCACCAGCATCAACTTTATTATTTATAGCATCTTGTAATTTTTCTCTTAATTGTAAAATTTCATTTGCTCTTTGCTCTTCTTGTAATCTAAGTGTTAAAACATCGCCTGCTTTTTTATCCAATTCAGCAGATAATGCTTTAGCTTTTGATAGAGCCAAGATATCATTTGTTAAATTTTTATAAGACTCACCAACTTTCCCAGTTAATAACTGTTCATCGGTTAAACTTTTTAAATATTCAGGATATTGCTTTTTTAATTCCTCAACGGCTTGTAATCTTTTTTCTAATGAAATATTAGTGTTTTGAGCTTGAACTGTTAAAAGCTTAAAATTAGATATTTCTTTTTGAGCAGAAATTTGACCTTCTAAATTTGCTTTTGTTACTCCATCTAATGTTTCTCTATATTCATCTAATCGATCTCTTAATGATTTTGTAGCATCAGCAGATTTAAAAGCACCTTTCTCATAAAGAGTCCATATAGTTGTTATAGCTGATACAGCTAAAACTAAAAGATTTCCAGAACTGACAATTTGTTGAAATGCTAATTTTAGTTTTGATCTTGTTGAATCTCCAGCATTACCTAAAGTAGAAAATGATTGAGCCAATTGCTGAATGTTGTTACCAACACCAATAATTCCAAAAGGTGCGTCTTGAATTACTCTAGCAAAATCAATTCCTATACCGTTATATCTACTAGTAGATTTTGATAATTGCTCAAATTTTGGCGCAGCAGATTGCGCGGCGGTGCCTAATTTATCTAGCTGACTTGTTGCCGTGGTAACTGCTTTTGATACCCCTTCAACATTTACAGCAAAGTCAACTTCTATTCTTGGATTTGACATTTCTTTCTAGTTTACTTGCAATTTCCAACAATTTCTTTGCTTTAGCAAAGTCTTCGGACGTTGACTCCAAAGGCTTTGGAATATAATCCCATGGTAAAGGCCATATTTTAGAGGGACTTAAATTTGCTCCCTTTTTTAAATGAGGTTGCAAACCAATTAGAGCGTGTACTCTAAGACTTTCTATTAAGTCTTTATAGTCTGTCTCATGGCCTTTAAGTAAAGCATTAATCTCTTTTATGCTTAAAGAAAAAAGCTGCTCATAAGGCACCTTAGTACGCCCCACGAGCAGCATTAAATATTCTCGAGCAGTTGTCTGCTCTTCGTCATTTACCTTTTTTTTTCCTCGGTTGGGTTGCTAATGCCAAGCTCAATTAAAAGGTCGGCTAAAACATCATTAAATAGATTCATAACATCTTTGCCATCAATCCAAGTTTTCAATTCATCAATTTCTACTGGCTTAATGGATTTACGAATACAAGCAACTTTGTGGCATTCATGTAATAAAGCGTAAATATAATCCAGTTTAGGGATTGCATTACCACTAAATGCCTCGGCAATTCCTTGTTGTGTAAAATCCTCAAAGTTCGCCAGAGCGCCCAAATTTGGGTAAAAGAAAATCTCCCCTTCTTTAAAAGGAGCTGAATGGTACTTAGCCATATATTTTGTTTAGGTTGGTATTACGCTAATAACAGGAGCTCCAGCAAAATCGAAAGTTCCTGAGAAAGATACTTGAGAGTTTCTTTCAGCAGTAATCTCAATTGAGTTTAACTGAGCATCAACTGTAATAATTTTGTCACCAGAGTCAGTACCACCAAAAACCAATTCAAATACTTTTCCGATGTCTTCCATCAAATCAAAAGCTGAAAGGTTAGATACTCCAGTTGATGCAAAATCTAGGTCTCCTGAGAAAGAGAAAGAGCCTGACTTGTCGCCGCCTTCTAGTCTTACGCCATAATCGCCCGTGCAATCGTTTCTAACGGTTACAGACTCATTGGAGATTGAAACTGAAGCGGAAGTTTTACAAACGACTGGAAGGTTATTCCATTCGAAAGTAAAGAAATTGCCTAATTGATATGTTGCCATTGCTTATTCGTTTTAACAAATATACATAAAATTTTATTTATCAAGACACTTGAAAAATATCCAAGGTATAAGACAAGATTTTTTGGTAAGCGATTTGACTACTACCTTGCTCAATTTGAGTTCGGCTAAAGTTTTTTATAATGTTTATCGCTTGCAAATCTCCTGGTAATGTTAAATAATCCAAAGTCATTTTTTGTTGAATAACATTGGAAATATTTTCAGAAAGTATTTTACCACCGCTTCCTTGCGGAAATTTGGTAACAATATTAATTTGAATAGTTGCGTTCTGTCTTATAGAGCAATCATTGTTTGTAGTTTCTGATTCGTTTTGATCAGTAATTAATACAAAAGCGTCAGAATTTACATAATTAGCAGGATTTACTGTTGGAGGTAATTGAGTATCATAAACTGGCAAAGTAACTCCGCTAAGAGTCAAAGGGGTTATTGCATCAATTACAGCCTTTCGTATATCAGTTGCTATTTCTCTCATTTTAAAGCTTTATTTATTTCGTCTACCATATCATTTACTAAATTAGCCGAATTCCTATAAAATGCTGGCATTAAGTAAGGCTGTCCAATAATACGACCTTTACCATTTCTGTAATAAGTTCTAGCAATAGTTCTAACCTCTTGAGAATATTGTGGATTTGATAAAATTTCTCTAGCACTTAATCCTGTGCCAAATTCCATCCAAGCCTCCCATTGTTCACCAGTTGTTGGAACATCTACACCAACTTGCCATAATAATCCATTGTTAGAAGATTTTTTATCTATTTTTTGCTTAATGTTTAAAGGAAATCCCTCCCATTGACTTGGAGCAGATGCAATTGCTTGTTTCTCTACATCTGTTGCTGTATTAGCTAAAACATCCTTAACTGCTTCAACCATTGCAGTTTCTTTTTTTTTAATATAAGCCAAAGCTTGATCCAATCCTTTAAATGTTACGCTCATACTCCAACCATTTTAATTATGTATTCTTTGTGTTGCCTTTGCTCATCTAATTGAACGCCTATAATTTTGTAATAACGGTTACGATAATATACCTGATAATTTTCGCTAGGAATAAAAGAAACGCGATGTTGAATTTTAATTGTATAGGTTTTTGGCAAAAGCATTTCTCCAGATTCTAAAGAATCTACTCCGTTTGTTTGATTTACGGATGCATAAGTAGACAAGGATGTTGATGGAGCTATTACAGTTCCTCCAGCTCCATCTGTTAATGGAGAAAAAGTTATAAACTCAACCTTTTGGTCGTACTTGCCAAAATTTATCATACGAATAAGTCTGATCTATATTTTAACTCTGCTGAAATGCTAGCCTTTTGAGCATACTGCTCCTGAACGCTAATCATATTTTGTCTAAACGCAAAATCGGTTGCAATTCTTTTAAGCATTGCTACTCGCAAGTCTAGAGGCAAAGGGTTAGAGTTATTAAATCCAGCGGTGTAAGTGTAATTTTCTACCTCGGTTTCATCTGTTGTTACATCAGCTACAAAAGGTCCAATTGGATATATTCTCTCGCCTCTTTTATTATTTGTAATAACAACATTTCTTTGAACATAAAGCATCCCAGAAGCTTTCTCAGATTCATTTCTAGCAGATGGTATTAACTGGTTTGTTATAAAAGCATCCCAGTCAGAGAAATCAATTTGCATCCAATCCTTTGCTTCTGGAAGAGTAATTGGCTCTGTTGCTACTTGGAAACTGTATCTAATGTCGAGTGGTCTAATTAAGCTCATTTCGTTTTTATTTCTTGTTTGTCAACTTTTATCCAAACCGCCAAACCTTTGTCGACCAAATAAGTGTCGTAAGTCTTGCCTACTGTCAATATTTCGCCTTTCTTAAATGGTTCTAGGTCAACTAATAATTTTATCATAAAGATACAATTTATTTCATTAAATGTTTTTTTTCATTCCATGGCTCAAAGTCAGTCCAAGGTCTGTAAGAATGGAAAACATAAAGTGAACGTATTAAACCAATCTTTAATCCAAGCTCTTTAACTCGCATAGAAAACAATGAATCGAAAGCTAAGCTTTTTTCGGTAAACTTAATTTTCTTCCAAGTCTTGTACTGAAAGGCCATAAAGAATCCAGCAATGTAATCTTTTATTTCTTGAACCCCACCCCCATCGTATGACATGGCGATATTGTAATGATTTCTTATGTTTAAATCATTGCTAAAGGATTTTCCATGCAATTGGTGCTTTGATCTTAGCCGATTCGTATAACAGCCAACCAAACCAAATTTGTCTCCATCTAAAGACAAAGCATCATGTATTCTCTTCCCCCAGTCAGGAGTAAGATACAAAATGTCTCCATCTTGCATTACAACCCAATCATCATCGTTTGCATTTATGCTGGCCAAGTATTCGTTATAGGCTTTGCCAATGTCTTTATCTAAGCTAAATGGGTTTGAATAAAATATTTTCATTTGTAAGCAACAAATTCTGGTTTACCTCCAAGCTGCTCCCATACTTTTAAATTATGTTTTCCGCTTTCTCTTTTTACATCTATTGGAATTGAACTTTTAAACTCATTGTAATAATCGCAAACATGAAATAAATCTAGGCTATTTGGCAAATCAATGTAAGGATGTGGAGTTAATCCTAGTAGGTTAATCCTTTGACTATATTCGACGTGTTCAAATCCCCAAATGGTAAATTCTGGCCTCATACCTCCAGCCGTTTTTATTGCCTTTTGTGTTAGAAAAAGCAAACATCCATTTGGAGCTTTATAAGTTGTAAAGCCGTTCCATTCTCCTTCTTTTCTTACTGATGGGCTATAAAATTGATTTCGGTGATTTTTTTCAAATGTCAAAGCCAAATGATTTAGGTTGGATTTAATATAAGCTTTTTCCCATCCTTTAATTTTTGGATAAATGTCATCGTCTGCTAAAAAAACAAAATCAAAATCCTCAGCTAATTCCAAGCATTTATTTTTTGCTTTTGCTATTCCTTGCTGCTTATCAAACCTAAAATTTGCATTCTTTACCGGTATAGTAGATGCATCATCAACAATAAATATTTTAGCATTTTTAGGTTTATACTTTTTCCATTCAGCTAAAGATAAATCTAAAACAGAATTCCTATTCCTAGTAGTTATACAGATTGCGATTTTTTCCATTGGATAAAGCTTGGATGTTCTGAAAATAAAGTTTGATTATATTTTTGATTGAATAATTCTAGTTTAGACCACATTAAATCATTTCTATCACTTATGCTTCTTTCTTTTAAGGTTTGGCTACCCAAATGATTTACTTTAGCTGAAGGAACTAACATTGGAGGCATATTAATTTTCTTTAATTGCTCAACTAAAGAATTGTCAGCAAACCAAAAATCAAAATCCTCATCAAGGCCACCAATTTCTTTATACAATGACCTTTTCATCATAAATGCCCAACCAGATAAGTTTCTGCCACACTGCCATCCTATTTCGTTTTCTGTAATATCCTTTTGTCTAAAGTCAGCCATTGCAATAGGGCTAACAATAGGATATTCGGCAGCTAACAAATTATGTAGCCAACCATTTTTAAATATTAAATCATTATTACAGAACATGACCCAAGGAGCATTACCACGAATGGCTCCAAAATTTAAAAATTTATTATAATTAAATTCTGAATGAGGATTGTATGTGGCTGCATTTTTATAGAATAAATTTGTTTTTTCTTCTATTACAATACAATTAACCTCCAAGCCATTTGCAGATTGGATACAAGTATCAATTGCATTTTGAGTCATTTGTG